TAAAGGTTGTAACAAGTGTTTTGCAAAAAATAAATGTGATTCAAATGAAGAATTTATAAAAAAAGCTAAAATAGTTCACGGTAATAAATATGATTATTCGTTAGTGAAATATGAAAATGTTACTAAAAAAATGAATATTATATGTAAAAAACATAGCATATTTAAACAATCAGCATCATATCATTTAAGGGGAGTTGGATGCCCAATTTGTAAAGAATCAAAAGGTGAAAAAAAAATTTCAAATTTTTTAAAATCTAAAAATATAAAATTTGAAAGAGAGAAACGATTCTTAAAATGTAAAAATATTTTACCATTACCATTTGATTTCTATTTATCAGAATATAATATGTGTATAGAATTTGATGGTAAACAGCATTTCATACAACACAAAAAATGGGGTAATTTAATAGATATTAAAAAACGAGATCAAATAAAAAATATATACTGCAAAGAAAACAATATAATATTACATAGAATAAATTATAAAGATATTAATATAGTTGATAAAAAATTAGAAAAAATATTCCAATGAAAGTATTAAAATTTAATAGATATTCATTTCTCAACTTAATTTCTGAAGGCTCTGAGTTCTTGCAATATCAATTTGGTATTGAACCAATGGGTACAGCAGGTGGTGGTGGAAATTTCCAATTTGCACAAGACCCTAGTTCTTCATATTATAATTATCAGGATAGCCCATTTACTGACTTCTACTCTCGTCAATCAGGACTAGTTGCAAATCTAAATCAAATAACAAAAAATGTACGAAAACAATCAGATTTAATATACAAAGACGCTAATGCATTTTTAGAAGATATCAACTTATATAAAAATATAAAAATATTAAGAATATTTGAAAACAATAATCTAAAATTAGATATATTTTTATCATTTAAATATAATGATAATGAATATTTTGGAGCAATAAAAAATTTTAATGGTGTAATAAAACCTAAATTTGAATCTGAATTATTTTATACACCAGAATACCAATATAGATTTGACAATGAATATAAATTAAAATTAAGTAATTTCTTTATTAAAAAATTAGAAAAATGGTTTATACCTGAAAAAGGATTATATAAAAATCTAAAACCTGAAAACAGAGTTAAAGATAATATGGGCAAATTATATGAGATGAAATCAGATCAAACAATTGAAGTTCTTGGATACAATATATCACCAGATAATAAACCATTTATATTAATTAAACTTAACGAACATATTTATCATGTTGAAAATAATGATTATTATTATTTTAAATGGAGATTTGAAAAATTAAATTAATTATAAATATCTACTTTTGTCTTTACACATTGTTCCTAATCCTTCTGCACGTAATATTATATTTTTAATTGTTTCTAATAATTGTATTCTACTTTTCCAATGTTTTACTTCTATTTGATATTTCCAATATTTTTTTGTAGATGCACCCATAATCAATTTAGGATCATTTAATATTTTTATTATTTCTTTTTTTAAATTTGTTAATGTTGTGTTTTTTCTCATTTCTTTTTTCCATAATAATAACAATCTATTTGAAAAAGAATTTGGTTTACCTGATATTTTCATTTTAGATAAATCACATCTACTTAAACTATTATTTCCACTTAAGTAATCTTCAAATGTTTTAATATATTTCATATTTCTATATATTATATTTACTTGTTGATATTTTCATTTCTACATCTTCTTTATTTGGAGAAAAATACACAATTTCACCAAATTCGAAAGTTGCAATATTAGAATATTTATCATTAATTCTATCAAAATCCACATTTTTTATTCTAATATCAGTTTGAACTAAAAATGCATATTCTAGTATATCAACATCATTTGGTATGTTTTCAAATTTTACTCTAATAGTGTCAGATCCTTTTCCTACAACTTGTCCAATATTTTCAGTTAAAAACAATTTAAATTTTTCTTGTGTTATTTTTCGACTTCCAGAAGTAAATTTATTTGTTAAATCTTGACATAACACATAATCACCAATTTCAGGCTCTTTAATATTTTCATATTTTTTTAAATATTTCATAAGTTATATTTATTTATATTTGAATAAATATCAAACATTTTTTTAGCATCGTTATAATTTTTTGATTTATATAATACTTCAAATGTAAAATTAAATTCATCTTCATAGGTATTTTCATATATTTCTGTTAAATCAATAGTATATGTCGTGCTTTCTTTTGGCTCAATTATTTGAACTAAAATTTTATTATATAAATGATACGTTTTATTTCTTGTTTTCATTAAACCAATATTATTATTATATTTTAAAAAATTTTGGTGTTTAATAACTAAATATTGGTTAGAATCTATATTTTCATATTTTTTTATATATTTCATAAGTTATATTTATCAGCATTTTTTTGTATTTTCATATCTTTTTTAACTTTACCAATAACAAGTTTCAGTCTTTGTATTTCTAGTTTTTTTTGTTCATCTAGGTTATCACATTTTTTCTTAACGGCTTCAGCTAAGTCTTTAACTTTTTGGTATTCTTCATAAGTTAAATATATATGACCCATACTTTCGATTGTTCTTATTAGTTCATTGTTATGTATTTTAAATGCTTGTTGACCTTCAAAAGGTTTAACTGGGTTTAAAAAGTCTGAATGTATTTCATATTGTTTTACATGTTTCATATTATAAGTTATATTTTTTAGTATTATCGTATTCTTCTTCATCTTCTATATACATACCTGAACCATCCATTAATTTATAATTAAAATGATTAGCGACTTCACCTGTATCACAAATATATTGTTCTACACCATAAAAACGAGAGGTATCAATATCACTTTCATATTGTTCTAAGTGTTCACGATAAGCGTCCATTTCTTCAATGTTTTTTAAAGATACATAGAATTTACCATTAAAAGTAATTTCTAAAACTTTTTCATCAGGTTTAAATCTATCTAAATTATTTATACCTTCATTTAATTGATTAAATCTTTTTATTTTCATGTTATATTTTTTATATATTTCATAAATTATATTTATTTGTACTTTTTATAATAGGTAATTTTTCTTTTAAATAATCTAAATTATTAGATTGTTCTATTATATTTTCATCTAAAAATTCTTCAGTTGGTAAAACATGATCAGATTCATTAAGTTCTATTAATTCTTGTTCTTTATCATCATACATATACAAAAAATTTGCTACAACTTCATATATTGTTGCTTTATGAATTTCTAAAATATAATACAATTCTGAATCTGGATGTGCAATCCAAATAATATATTTTTTCAAATTTGGTTTATTTAATAATTCAAATGTTTTTAGATATTTCACATTTGTATATATAAAAAAAGTTTAACTTTTTTTTAATATTAACATATAATAGAATATGATTATAAAATCAATCACACTTAAAAATTTTAAGTCTTTTGGAAATAATAAACAAACTGTAAAGTTCAATACAATTACAGGTGATTTAATATTGCTATCAGGTAAAAATGGGGCAGGTAAATCATCATTCCAACAATCATTTGATTTTTCATTATTTGGAATTGTTCGTGGTAAAAATGGAAAAAGAGTACCACAAACCATACTTCCTAATAGAATAAATAAAAATTTAGAAACAGAAATTGAATTTATTAACAATTTATCAAATGAAATAAAGATTGAAAGAAATTTAGAACCAAATACAGCTAAGATACTCATTAATGATTTAAATGAAACAAAAAAATTCAAAAATTATAAAAAAGAAGATAGAGATAATATAATTGGATTTGATTTTGAAACATATAAAAGTTTTATATCCATGTCTGTTTCTGATTTTGCAAATTTTATAGATTTAACACCAGATGAAAAAAGAAAAATAATAAACAAATTATTTAATTTACAAGATTTAGATAACTATCTATCATTAAGTAATAGTTTAATAAAACAAAAAAACGAAGAAATAATAAAATATGAATCTATTTTAGAAGCAAATAAGCAAACAATAGAAACATTAAACCAAAACATTATAACAATTAAAAGGACAGGCATATTAGATAAAGAATCTGAAATAAAAAAACTAGAAGAAGAAAAACAATCAAAAAAACAACCTTATCTACAATTAAAAAATAATATCAAAGAATTCAATAAAAAAATTATGTCTTTAGAAAAAGAGAGACAAGATATAGAGAATTCAAAAAATATAATATCTAATGAAATTTTTGAATTAAAAGTTGAAATAAAAAACATAGAAGAAAAATTAAAAATTTATAATTCAGGAAGTTGTCCACTTTGTAATAGTGATTTAACAGATGAAACACATTTACATGATTTAAGTGATATAAATTCGAAATATAAAGAATATAAAGAAAAATTCAAAAATATGGAGAAATCCAAAAATAATTTAATTTTAGAATTAACTAAAATTATAAATCAAAAAGAATCAACTTTAAAACAAAAAAACAATTCTACTATTGAAATTAATAATTTAACATATGAACTTAAATTAATTGTTAAAAAAATTGGAAATTTAAAAGAAACTAAAAATGAAATATCAATAGACGAACTAAATAAAAATATTACAGAATTAAAAAGTAAAAATATAGAAAATTTAGAAAATGTTAAAAAAATTGAAAATGATATTAAAATATATGAAGAATTAAAAACTATTTTTTCTAATAAAGGTGTAAGAAAAAATATTATAAAAAATATTGTAAAACCAATAAACGTTTATCTTAAAGACATTTTAGATGAATTAAATTCAACATATACTATAAAAATTGATGAAGAATTTAATGTAAACATATATGAAAGATTAACAATTAAAGTTCATCCTGAAAGTTTATCAATGGGCGAAAGTAAAAAAATAAATATATCTATTGCATTATCATATCTTAAACTAATATTAAAATTTAGAAAATTAAATATTTTATTTTTAGATGAAGTGTTCTCAAGTATGGAACCTGAACATGTTGAATACACACTTAATGTTCTAAAAAAATTCACAAAAGAATTTAATCTAAATATTATTATATTAGATCCTAAAGTATATTTTACTGAAAATTCAAATTTTGGTAATAACTATTTTGATAGAATTATAAGAATTTATAAAAAATTATCATTTTCTACAATCAAAGAAGATATAATATGAACTACACAACTAAAATATTTGTATATGTTTTTTATATTCATATAATTTTTTCATAAGTTATATTTATTTGCTTTTTTAGCTATTTCAAACATATCATCATTTAAAATATTATCTCTAAAATTATATACAATTTTTTTAACTTTATTTGAAGGTTGCTCTGAAAAACTTATTCTTTTTAATGATTTTTCTAAAGTATCTAAAATATCAAATTTAATTGCATAATCTAAAATATTGATACTCAATGGTTTAGCAACATATTTAATCCAATTGTTCCAAACAATAATTTGGAATCTTCCATCATGTGAAGGTTTTAATACTAAACATATATTTTTAAAATTTTCTTCGCCATTATCACCAATATAACAAAAATCTCCTACATCATCTGTTCTATAAACTTGATAGGATTTTAATGGTATATCATAATTAAATTTATTTCTTATACTTGATATTAAAGCATCAATTTTATCAAGATCTTTTTCATTATCTAATGCGTGTTTTACATTTCTGATAAAATCTCTCATTCTTTCTTCATAAGTTTTAATATATTTCATAAGTTTATATATTAAAAAACTTATTTAATGTTTTATTTTACGAATCATATAATTTTTTTTTTATATATACTAAAAATATTGTTTTTAAATGAAGATATATTCTAATGATTATATAACTGACTATGATAAATTAAAATATGCTATAATTGGATTTGAATTTGAGTTCTATACAGATCGTTCATATTTTAAATTATTAGAGCTATTAAACAACACATTATCACCAATTAAAGTAAGTGGATTTAGAAAATATCATTCAAGGTTTAAGCCTGATGAAAATAATTTCAAAATAGAACCTGATCTTTCGGGTGGTCCTGAATTAGTTGAATTAGTAACAGGTCCAATTCCATATGTTAATGCAAAAATAATTTTATTGAAAATATTAAAAGTTTTAGATAAATATTCTAGAACTGATGAAAAATGTTCTATCCATATAAATATTTCATTTGAAAATAACAATGATGGAAAAATTTTAGAAAATTTAAATCATCTAAAATTAATTTTAGAAGTTGATGAAGAATTAATTTATAAATATTTTCCGGAAAGAGAAAATAATATTTACTCTAAATCTGTTAAAACTTTAATTCCATTTAAAGGATTTCATTTTTCTACAAATGCTGTTGAAATATTACAAAATAATATACAATTGCCTGATACTAAATATTATGGTATTAACTTTAAAACTATTGATAAAGGTAGATTAGAATGGCGTTATATAGGTGGTGTAAATTATCACAAAAAAACTTCTGATATTTTATCACTTATGGATTATTTTATTGCTGTAACTTGGAATTGTTTAAACGAAAAACTAAATGAAGAAGACTTGAAAAAATTACAAGAATATTTAGTTGAAAATATAAATATATTTAAAACTTTTTCTAATTATGATGATTTTATTTCAGAATTTCCAACAATTGATGTACAAATTGACAAAATGAGTGAATATGGTGTCATTAAAGGTTATTATGACACTTTTTATGATGAAATATATAATATGGTTAGAAATATTTATAATTTAAAAAATTGTATTATAAATTATGATACAGAAGTTAATAGATTGGAAGTAGTTGACGCAACATTTAAAACTATTTTTGATCTTGATAATTTAGATTTTATTGAATGTTCTATGAATAATGGTAGATATACAAGTTGTAATTTTATATCATCTGAACTAGTTAGTGGTACTATTCATGGTGGTGAAATTAAAGATAGTAATATTTTAAATTCAAAAATTGAAAATGCAAAAATAGATAAAGATTCTGAAATAGTAGATTCACATTTTTATCAATGTTTTATTGATGGTTCAGTTAAAGGCGAAAGTGTATTAAGGATGTGTAAGATAGGTCCTAATGCAATTATAGATGATTCTGTAAGAATAGTTAGTGATCTTAATAACTATTTTAATACTGAACCAGTTATTAATAAAAAAGGTGGACCAGGTAGCAAATTTGATTTAAAAGATATGAAAATACCTGACACAAAAGGGAAAAAATGGTAATGAAGATATGATTACAAGATTTCAAGATAGTACAAAAGATAAAGGATTTCTTTTACCATCAGTAGCAGGACCTGAAGGTAAATTACCATTTGCTGGTACAAATACAGGTGGTGATAATAGAGTTAAGACCTTTAAACAATTTTCTGGTGAATATAGAAAAGGTTCTAATAAATTTGGTAAATTAGTGAGTAGAATTATGGAATTTTTAAGATTACCTGAATTTAAAGAGAATCTTGATAAAAATGATGGATTAAAATTTGAAGTTAAAGATTTTGAAACAAGATCTCATATAAAAATAAAAAAAATAAAACAACTATTAAATAACGATCACAATTTATATAGTTTTAATATAAAAATTGATGATAATTTCATTACATTTTCAAATCTAAAAGTGATGAATAAAGGTAAATGGTTTGAAGCATAACACATATTTATTTAATTATCAATATTTTATATTATAATAATAAAAATCTACCCTTTTTGGAAATCTAAATTTTTATATATATCTAAAAAATAAAACAATAATTATGAAGAAAAATTGGTTTTTTATAATAGTGCTTACAATTGCAGCACTTTCTTTGGCAGGTACAGCGGCATATTTTTCTGTATTTGGCTTATCAAAACTTTTTGCTGCTGCTGGTTTAGGTATTATTATTCTAGCCGCATCGTTAGAGTTTTCTAAATTAGTTACAGTATCATATGTTTATAGATATTGGAAACATATTAAAAAAGCTTTAAAGGGTTTTTATATATTTGCAGTATTATTTATAATGTTACTGACTTCTATTGGAATTTATGGTTTTTTAACAGGAGCTTATCAACAATCTGCTAATAGATTAGAGATGAGAGATGCACAAATACAAATTGCACAAAATAAAAAGGATCTATTTGTTGGACAATTAGCTAGAATAAATGAATCTATTACAAGCTCTGAAGGAAGAATAAATACTTTAACAGGACTTAGAGATAATCAAGAAACTAGATTAGATAGTTTATATGCTAGAAATTACGTTACAGTTGCTAAAAGAACTGAACAACAAATTGTTACTGCTGATAATCAAATAGAACAATTAAATACTGATATTACACAAAAAATGAATGAAACATATAGTGTAAACGATTCAATTGCTTTTTATGATCAAAAAATAATTGAGTTAAATTTATCAGAGGTGTCAACTGAAATTGGACCTTATAAGTTTGTTTCTGAATTAATTAATGTACCAATGGATAGAGTGGTTAATATTATTGCATTACTTATTATATTAGTATTTGATCCATTGGCAATAGCATTATTAATTGGTATAAATCAATTAACAATGTTAAAAAAAGAAGAGAAAGATGAAGTTAAGCCTGTTATATCTGAAATACCTAAAGAAGAAATAAAAGAAAAAGTAAAAGAAGAAATAAAAGAAGAAGAAGTAAAAGAAGAAGAAGTAAAAGAAGAAAAAAAGAAAAAATTTAGCTTTCGCAAATTAGTTTTAATGGGTAAAAAAAAAGTAAAGGAAGAAAATAACATAGTTCCAAAAAAACAAGAATCAGAAGTAGAAAAAATAGAACCAGAACCAATACAAGAGCAAATAACAGCTCCAATATATAAATATGATGATACACCTCAACCAATTCAAAACGATGATGGTATTGAGAAAATTGCGTCTGTTAGTAGTAGAATAAATGTCGCAAAATTTATACCAGAATAAAAAAAGAGAAGTTATTTACTTCTCTTTTTTAATAACTTTAAACATTTACTTTTCCATTTAGGATCATATAAATGAATTCCAATTACATCACTATTCTTATTAATTGCTTTTATTTCAGGCTTACTATTATCCAAATGCCATATAATATTACTATCTTCCAAATATACAAATTTATCTGACATCTGAGCAAAAATAATATTACTT